TGCCAGTTAATTCAAATGAAATGCGTGGCAATACAGTCGCAACAGATTTAGTCAATGTTGGGTCTGATGTAATGCGAGTTAAATACTTTTCTTTCGAACCATATGATAATGGCACTCTAATTTTTTCATACGAAGTTGTGCCTGCCTTATTATATCTAACAAGGTAAAGGTCATTAAAAAGTGTTCCAAATGCGGTAACAACTTTTCGTATTGTTCTATTATAATAATGTTCTTTACCAAGCATTATGGTTCACCAAATGGGTTAACTTCTGTGAAGTCGATGATTGAATCCGATTCAGATTCAATTCTGGAGTTATCAATAATATCTTCAAATGGACTGTCATCAAAAGCAGTATCACTAATTAGTCCTGATGTGGTGTAATATGCACCACTTGTTGCACCAATAGTATTTGATGCATTGGCAAACGAACCAATTACACGATATACATCCAATTTTCTGGTTGCACCTTTTGTCCATGTGTGAACGATTGCGGTTGCAGTTGCATTGGCAAGTGTTCTATCAGGTGATTGAAATACTACTTCATCGGCAAGGTATGTTCCTGTACCAACTGTCAAACTCATATTCAATTGACTTCTTGCATAATTATCTCTAATCTGTTCATCAATTTCTTCAATACCAGTTGCAATAACTTCATTGGAGAATACAAACTGTTTCATCTTCAATGCATACACATATACATTACCGCCACGACCACGACCTAATGTATAAAACATTGCTTGGTCGTTTTCATTTTCTACAAAGGTAATTTCAAAGAAATTTTGAACCAATGGAATATAAACTAAATCACCTTCTCTTGGATTCAGTAGATTAGATGTACCTGTGGCATATTTAAATCTACGGCGAGAAACTAACAATGTAACTTCATCACGAATTTCAAGACCAAATTTAGAAATGAAATCTTGTTCACCATCCATACCTGTGACATTCTCAAGGTACATCTCTAGTGGATATGCAGTTACATATTGTTTGAGAGTATCTTCACCATAAAGGTAATCTACTTGGTCACGACTAGTTCTTGGAAGGTAAAAAACATCCATGCCATGAATTTGCATGGCTTCAATAACCAAGTCCTCAACGAGCAGTTGCTCGGGAGTAACTTGTTGAGCTGGAAAATTATTGAAGTAAAAATTTGTTGGCATTCATTATCCAGTAAAGATTTCACTAGGAAGACTATTGAAGTTATGCATATCTTCTTCTATCTTATCAATTTCTGCCTGTGCTTCATCCCATATTTCTTTACCGTTTAATGTGACACCACCTGGCATTTGTATGCCACCAAATTTTTTCATGTTCTCACCCCATTGTCTTTTGATGAGAGCAGTTGCATACTTTTTCAATGTTCGGTCATTCCAAACATCAGAGATACCCGCAGTTGTAACTGAAACATTATTCAATGCAGAAGATAACGGGTCAATTACTGTCATTTGTGTAGCAGAATTAATATGACGAATTTGTTTTGATTCTGAACCAATCGTAATGATATCATTCTCTAATACTTCTTGGTCAAATCTTGTGCCATAACCAGTAATAGTATTTGAAGTTGTATTGCCAGTAACAGTACCAGTCAATGTAATTGTATCAGGTACTAATTTGCGATAACATTCAATGACAACATATTCACCTGTTTGTAAATCTCTATCCCAATCAATGTCTAAAAACACTTTGTTTTGGTGACGATTAAAACGAAACTGTGGTGTGCCTGCAAACAATAGTTGCAAAGAACGAATATGTTGCATTGTAATTTCATATGAAACATAACTTACCGATGTAAAATCGTATAAGTCGTGCAAACGCAATTGATAACGCAAATCAAACATGTTAATGGAAGAATTTGAATCATCAAAAGGTAAAACACCAGTTACAGATGTTACCGCATCTGGACAATAAATCCAACGGCGTGACCTATCGAGGTCTGTAATCTTGTGTTTCATATAAATTTTTTCAACACCATCCCAATGATAGTCGTTGAAAAATGATAGTGCATCGTCAATACGATCCTCTACTTGGTCGTCATCGACATTAATCTGCAAGACCGGCCAACCTAAACGGCGTAGGCAGTAATCTTTAAATTGAGTTCTTGTTGATGGAGTTGCCATAATTGTTATTTATCCTAGTGCAATTGAGAGTGCCAATGCATCGCCGATTGTGGCCGCAGTAAGTGTTGCAGTAGTAATTGTGGATATACGGCCGTTAGCATCTACTGTAATTGACGGAATAGCACTTGCATTACCATATGTGCCTGGCGTAACTGAAATGTTTGTAAAATCTATATTCGCTTTATTGAACGCAGCCTGCGCTAACACATTTGCAGAATTTGCCATACTAAATGCAGCTTCTGCGGTAACATTGGCAGTATTTGCTTTATTAAATGCCGCATTTGCAAATACTATAACTTCAACACCACCATCATATATCGCATCGGCATAAACATTGCCTTTAACGCCTAAACCGCCATTTGAAATAATGGCACCAGTTGAATTTGATATTGAAGTTGTGGTACTATTAGCAACAAATATATTTGAATAGATTACATTTGCACCTGCAATTATACCACCTGCACCTGAACCAGTTATAATAGTATTTGCAGTTAAATTTGTTGAAACAATAATGTTGTTTACATTAAGTGTTCCAGTAGTCTTGTTAAAATTAAATGCTGAATTTGTACCAAACGAACCTGCATCATTAAATTGAATTTCAGTTGTTAAACCGGCAGGCTGGGTTGTCCTAATCGAACCAAGAGTATTCGATACAGTTTTGAAATATAGGATGCTATCAGCGTAGTTAAGAGATAACTCGCCGTTTGCTAATACGCCTAGAGAGGGAGTATTACCCGTTGCACCAGATTGTCTTAGTGCAATTGTTGTGTTTGCCATTTAGAAGGATCCGCCTTTAGATAATGTTTTTGTTTCTTCATTATCAAAGGTAACTTCTGATGGTGTCTCCTCTACAATCGTTTCTTGTGTGATGCCTAATTTTTTCTTTGCAGTCTTTGGTAACATATCTTCCAACTTTGCAATATATTCTGTTTGTTCTTTTAACTGTTCTTGCAAAGCAGATAGTCCGTTATTCAATCGTTCAATCTCACGGCTCTGTTCATTCAGAGAAGTTTGTAAACGATACTTTTCGGCATCTGACTTATTTGCACCCTCAATTATATTAATCTTATTATTTAGCTCTTGTGTTAAACCAATGTTTTCATTTTTCAATTTAACCAAAGCTTCTTTCACAGGTTCAAAATCTGCAATTTGAGTTTTCAATTCATTCATTTGAGCATTTTGCTCGGACAAATAAGAAATTTGTGCCTGAAATAAAATGTTTTGTTTTACAACGGCAACAAAATTATCAAGTGCAGATTCATTATACTTCTCTAAAAACTTTATATCGTTCATAATAAAGACCTTTCATAATCTTAGAAATAACCACCGTTAAGGTGTGCAAATGTTGGAATACCAGAAGCATTAATTTGTAACACATGACCTTCGGTTGCAGAAGTCAATGCAGAGAGAGCACCTGTACCTGATGCATTATCAGAAACGATAACACCTTTCATACTGAATGAACTTGCGCCAGAACCACCTCTTGCAACACCTAATGTGCCTGAAGTAATTTGTGATGTATCAATTGCGATTGCAGTATTCGTTACTGCGGATACACGACCATAAACATCGGTTGTGATAACTGGAACATGTGATGCATTAGCATATGTAGCAGCAGTACCTGTATTAGCAAGTGATGCAATACTTGTGCCATCAAATTGTAACATCGCACCAGTAGTGTATGTTGTTTGATTTGTACCGCCACGAGCAATTGGTAATGTACCAGAGATTACTTGTGTAGTAGAAATTGCGATTGCGGTGTTAGTTAAACCAACAACACGACCATAGTTGTCAACTTGAACAACAACTGTTCTATCAGCTGCACCTGTTGTTTGTGCAGAAATGCCTGTATTTGAGATACCAACTAAACGGGTACCATCAAACATTACTAAGTTGCCTGTTGGGAAAGCAGAAGCGTTTGTACCACCATCAGCGATTGCAATGTTAGCAGTTAGACCTGAGACTGTACCACCAGTTAAGTTTGCAACTAATGTTGCAGTAGAGAATGCTTGAACATTGACTGTATTTCCTGATGTTGGTTTTTCTGTACCATCAGTTAAAAGTTTGTATCTACCTGAATCATTTGCATCACGGAACAATGCAGTATATTTTGTACCAGAGTTAACATATGTACCAAAGAAACCAATGTCTAGTGCATCAGCAGCATTGTTTGCAGACAATTCAATTAGTGAATCTTCTGTTCTAACTGTTGATACATCTTGAACAATTTCAGTTCCCATAACAACCAAGTTACCTGTAACCGCAAGGTCACCAGTAATAGATTGTGCGCCAGAATTGCGAATAACAGTATTGTCAACTTCAAATTTTGCGGCAGTATTGGCAGCAAAAACTGTTGATGTGATACCATCACCACCAACGAATGTTAGAGTGTCAGATAGTAGTGCAACTGTGTCTGTACCAGAATCACCTGCAACATTTAAACCTGTTGCAACGGACAC